TTATAATAATATTATACCACATATTGACATATTTGTCAACAAGTATATGTCGTTCTACTCTAACGACTTGTAAAACTTATCGCGTCTATCTAACAAAATCGGGGCCCAATCGTCTCTTTTTTCGACAAAAACGAGCGGTTTTGACTCATTTTCAACGGTCATCGCTATGACTAATTGAGTGATTGGTGTCTTAGTTCTTTCTTCAAACATGATAGCATAAGCCGCCGCTTGCATAAAATAGCCTTCACACATTTGCCGAGTCTTAATTCTACGTGATGTTTTAAAGTCAACTATCGATAGTTTACCATCAAACTCTGCAACTAAATCTACTCTACCCGCAAGCTTTAAATAATGAGAATATAACGGACACTCTTGAAGTACTATCTTACCAAGATTCTCATCAAGTACTTTCTTAAGTGGTTTCCACATAGCAAGAATGTGTGGCATCTCGTCTTCTTTTAAATAATCAGGCTTATTGTTTATATAGTCTTCAGCAATGTTATGTATTCGAGTACCTTGACCCGCAGCTTTTCGTGATATACGATTTGCTTCTTCTGCTCCAACTCTTTTTCTCCAAGCCATAATTGCAGCCTTCGAGAAATACCCAAGCATTGTAGTAATAGACGGATAAGACTTACCTTCAGGTGTCTTATATACTCTACCCTTTTCTGTTGTTTCTGCTACTAGGTCATAGCCTAATTCTATTGGTTCGTGTGTAAACATTATTTAAGTCTTATTGTAGATTTCTTTGGATCAGAACCTTTATGAATTTTAGCAAGTCTATCATTCCACCCACTACCTGCTTTGTTTCCTGCATTGCTTCGAGTTGTTTCGTAATTCATATTACACGCATTAATAAGATATGTCCAATCTTTACCGTGTTTTTTTAATTCTTTTTCTTTGTTATCGTATGAGCAAAAGATTTCTTTTACTTCACCCGTTTTTTGATTTTGTATATCGTAAGTAGGCATAATTAGAACCATTTCGGTTGAGAACGTTTTGTCCAAACCATTTTAAATCTTGCTTGTTTTGTTTTGTAGAATTTTCTGTAACTTTCAATAGGGTCATCTGACATACACTCGGGGTTAGAACCCATAGCTAATTTGAATTTAGTTCTGTTCGAACTTGGCATATTATTAGGTATCGGTATTAGATAATTGTTCAGTTCCGCAGAAGCGTGTGTCTTTCCATATCTATATGTATACTCATCTAATAGTGCGTTAAATAAACGATAGTGCCATTGATAATTATATTTTGACTCCATCGTCCAAATAGTACAAGGGTGTTTAGCGTGTACTGCTTTGTATAAATGAAGTTCTCTGTCATCAGGTAATACCCAATAGTTTTGTATTGTCTTTCCGCTTGAGGAACGTCTTTTCTCTACTTTACCGTCAAGAATGCGATGAGCTGTTGAAAGCATTTGAGCAGATTCAACAATCATCTTAACAACATGTTTATCACAATGTTGCTTCGCTGCTATAATAGGATTATTATCTAATGCAAAGATATTCATTTAGTTTGAAAATCTGCGGCAGATTCTACTAGCATTGCACATCTTTTCTCAATTAAATAATTAAGTATTTTGTTATTTGGTTTTTCGTTTTGCTCGTTGAATTGCTTAACAATGTCATCCGCAATTTCTTGTGGAGTATATGCCAAATCAATCAGCTTTTGATTACGTACAAAGTTTCGGTTCTCTTCGTCACTCATATTCAGATCAAGCTCCCAACGACATTCGTACCAATCTTCGATCTTCTTTTTTCTCATAGGTGTTTGACGAATACCTTCAACAAAAACATCATCACCACTAAGAATATTTGGTACACCATCACTTGTATCACCCTTACAAATATGTTCGAATAGATATTTTTGTGGGTCTTCAACTGTAATGAAATCGCGTTTCATTGGACTGAATTGTTTTACATTCTTGAATTTGTGAAGTTGCAAGAAGTCTTTATCTGGTGATATAATTAAAACGGGTTCGTCTTTTCCAAAGTCTTGTGTTTCTTTTGTTAGAACTCCGATTACATCGTCAGCTTCTGCGTCTTCTGCATATATTACAGGATAAGGCATATAGTCTTCTAGCTCTTCACGAACCATATTAATTAGACGAAAGAACTCTTTCCAATCAAGTGGTGATTCTTCTCGTGTGGTTTTTCTTTTAGCTTTGTAATTCTCAAAGTATTCTTTACGCCAAGAATGAGCATCACATGCAATTACCATCTTACCGAATTTATCACGATGCTGAACATTGTAACGACGAATCGTGTTCAGAATCATATGTCGAATTAAGCCCTCTTGAATTTCTTCGGGCCTGTCTTGTGAGAAAATTGCAGCAACTGCAATACCTGAGTAGTCTAGTAGTATCATAAGTATAATACTATATTATTTTGAACTATTGTCAACCCTTAAAAACATGCTTTCTATGAATTTTACAACCGATGAATGCGTTATAATATTTTTCTGGTTTAAGTAAAGCGTCTGTTTCGAATTGTATCTTTGCTTCATAGTAACTCATTTCACCTAGTGTTTTACACAAACGAAGGATGCGACGAGAAAATCTATCTTTACCAGATTCTTCAACAAGAGTTTTTACCTGTTCGCTAGACCCGTAATAGTCTTGCCAATCAGATTCTTTTACTGACTTTCTTCGTCTCTTACGACCCTTGAGCGGCGGTTTTGAAACTTTGCTCCAAAACCTTTTTTTGCCAATATAGAGCATTTCCGTTTGTTTGTCATATATTTCATAGACGAAACCAACATTATCTGCAATAGCTTCTGTCGTAAACTCTTCTTCATTATATAACCACACGAGTTATTTATAGATCAAACTCGCTCTGGTCTTGTGATATCCAAGAGCCATCAGCAATTCTTTTCTCTTTTAACTCTTCGTATGATTTTTCTTTCTTACCACCGTCATATGCCCAACCGTATCCGCGATTAATCATATCTTCTTGAATAGATATTGTTTGGCCTTCTTTATATAACCAGCCTAGCATTCTACCATACTTACCATCTTTCTCTGTTCTGATGATAATATCACCATCTTCGAGTTGCTCTGTGAGATATGCAGCAGCTTCTTTACCAAGCTTCTTTTCATACAAATCTCGTGTACGAGACTCGGGTGTGTCAATTCCAGCTACTCGAACTCGCTCTTTTTTTGTGAGTCCAAATCCCAAATCAACTAATATGTCAACGGTATCACCGTCAACAACTCTTACTATTTCTTTTACTTTATATGTATACATTATTTTCTTTCTATATCTTCTTCTATACATTTATCACCATATTGTATTTCACAAATAACACACATACTATTACTAATATTAGCTGGTAAATGCCACTTTTTAACTGGTATATTAATGAAATCATTTTTGTGGTATATATCACCGTTGAGAGATAATTCACCTTCTAAAATAAACCAATGTTCATTTCTATGAAAATGTCTTTGATCACTTAATGATTTACCTGGTTCAATATGTAAAGTTTTAATTTTATAATCTTTACCTTCTGATAAAACATTGTAACTACCCCATCTCGTTTCCATTATTCTTCTTCTTCTAATTCTTCTTCGGGTTCATCACCAATATCTGTAGAACCACAGAACGGGCAATAAAGAGGTAGTTCGTCGGCATCTGATTCGTTTCTAGTAATAACGTATTCAGTGCCACATCTATAACAATAATTGGTTTCTCTTATCATGCTTCGCAGGAGCTACAGTTTAAAATATTACGGGAGAGTTCTTGAGAGGGATTTGTACCTCTGTGATAATACAATGTTTTCACACCTTGTTCCCAAGCAAAGATAATTAATTGATTTACATCTTTTACAGGAGTTGATGGGTGAATCATTACGTTAACACTTTGAGATTGGTCAATATGTTTTTGACGGATTGCTGTCTGAATAATAATTTCTTTTTGAGATATCTCACCGAATGTTTTAAATACTTCTTTTTCGTGATCTGATAAAAAGTCTAGGTGTTGAACAGAACCACCATTGACCAGAATAGACTTCCATGTTTCATTGGTGTCTTTACTATGGTGTAATAACACTTCTTTTAAATAAGGGTTCTTGTATGTAAACTTGCCTTTTGCTAAATCTTTTACAAAGTAATTTGAGTTTAGTGGCTCAATCGAAGGCGAGACTTGACCGAGAATAAACGAACTAGATGTAGTAGGCGCGATAGCCATTGTAGTTACATTTCTTCTTCCGTAGCCTTCGAGCAGTTCTGGCTCACCAAATGCATCAGCTAAACATCTTGACGCGTGATACGATTCTTTCTTAATAAAAGTCCATATCTCAGAAGTTAGATGTTTTGCTTCAAACGATTCAAACGAAACTGATTTAGACTGAAGATAAGAATGCCAGCCCAATACGCCAATACCCAGAGCTCTTTGCCTCTTTGCAAAGTTTCTTGCTGGTTGTAGATAAGGAACACCTGTAGTCTTTCGAATAAACTCTGTCATTACAGCATCTAAGAAAGAAGTAAGTACTTGAACAGCGTCAGAATCTTTCCATTCGTCATAGTGCAATAGGTTCATTGACGACAGATTACATACAAAGGATTCATCATCACTTGAGTGTAGTGCAATCTCTGAGCAAAGATTAGATGCGTGGATTCTTAACTCCTTGTCTCGGTAAACTTCGGGCGCATTATTGTTTATTGTATCTTCAAAAAAGATATAAGGATAACCGCTTTCAAATCTTTTCTGAATTACTTTACCCCAAACTTTGCGTTTCTCTTTGTCACCATCAATCATATCTGACATCCATTGATTGCTTATAGTAACACCAATAGACATGTTTTGAATAGGGTGACCATCGCCTCTTATCTGAAGAAACTCAAGTACATCGTCATGGTCAATTGGTAAGTACGCTGCAAAAGAACCTCGACGTACATTCGATTGTGAAACAACATTAGTTACTGTTTCAAACAATTCCATAAAGTGTACGGGCCCGTTTGATTTGCCACCCGAAGATATTTCTGTACCTCTTGATCTTATATTTCCGAAGTAGCCAGATGTTCCGCCACCCATCTTTGTCATCATTCCAACCTCGGCTTGCTTAGTTAGAATTGCTTCCATAGTGTCATCGACATATGAACCAAAGCAAGAAATAGGTAGTCCTCGTTCCAAACCGTAGTTAGCCCAAATAGGCGAGGATAGTGAAAACCACCCTTTGCTCATGTAATCTTCGAACTTATCTGCAAAGTCCTTTTGATTTAATTCTTTACCTGCAGCTTCTGCAATTTCGCGGATTCGGCCTTCTGCGTTTTGGCCTTCTAACAAATAGCCTCTTTCAAGGAATGTGCGAGAATCCTCGTTCAACCAATAATAATTTTCCATAATATATCTATTCTAAAATAAGTCGTCTTCGTCGTATGATTTATCTTTTTTTGAGTATTCTGTTGGGCGTTTATAGAAAAAGTCTGTAGCCGTATTACCAAGTACATCTTCATCAAACCAAACAGTTTGTTCTAGTTGAGATTCGTTAACATCGTCAAAGACGGGATCGAATCCGATTTGTTTTAAAGAATCATTTAGGCGATTCTTAATAAAGTTTTTTAATATATCAGATGAAAGATGTTCACTCTCATATTCGTTTAGTGACCACTCAATTATATTTGATTCTGCTTCAAAGGCCTGAAGACACGAACTACGAATGCGGTCTGCTAATTCGTCGTCAAATAACTCTGGATGCTCTTCTCTTATTACATTAACTAGTTTAATACCAACCAGTGCATGAAGCATTTCTTCTTTAGATGTATAGGCTACTTGCTGAGCAGTATCTTTTAAATAGTTACGAAAGCGATTAAAGTAATTGATAGTATAGAATTGTGCAAACAATGAAACATTCTCTACATATAATGTAAACAATATAAGAGAGTATAGGTATTGTTTCTTGTCGTCTTTATAACACTTCTTTAAGTGCTTACGAAGATATTTGATTCTATTTTGAATCATATCTATTGACATGTTTTCTTCAAACACATCTTCAAGGTCAAGTACTTTAAGTAATCTTTCATAAGCGTTGTTATGAATTACTTCTACATTAGCCATTACAAATCCTAAGTCTGTAATTGACGGATGTGGTAAGTTCTGTCCAAGGTTAGCCCAAAAAGTTTTGACGGCTACTTCTATTTGACCAATAGCAGAAAGAGAACGTTTGACCATTTCTCTTTCTTGATCATTAAGATTTACTTTGAAATCTTGTACATCTGACTGAAAGTTAAATTCTTTATCAGTCCAAAATCCATTGTGCATTGCAGAGATGTACTCTTCTGTCCAAGGATAGTTATCGGGCTTGCGCGTTATTTGTTCTTCGAAAATCATAGAGACTATTATATACTGTTAAGGGGTTATTGTAAAACAAAATAAAGAGAAATTTTCTCTTTATTCGTTTGATGCTTTACGGCGAATTGCCCGTAAAGCGCCGGTGTCGGAGTTACGCAGAACAATAATAGAATTACGTGATTTCTTTGCGTAGTCGTATATAGCCTTTTGATTTTCGTCTTGGAGGTTTAAATATTTTGACCATCTTTCGAACTTGTTGCGTCCAGTAGCAAATTTATTAAATACTTCTGAAGGCACATCAAAGTCCTTATATTTTTTTCTTTTTATTGGTGGAGCCATCGGTCTATCGTGAACCGCGACTGCACCACTGGTCATCTGTTCCTTTGGCGTCATATAATAATATCGTTCTGTGTAATATATATACTTTGCTTGGTTTTGACATGATGCGCTGTAAAGATCGGTACATTACAAAAATGTCCAATCGGCTCATGCTCTTCAACCACAACTTCAGTATCTGCTTTTGCAAGTGGCTCACCTGTTTTAAGAGGCAAATCTCTTACCAGAAAATATTTATTCGCTTGTATTGTACCGCTTTCATTTAAAAATAAATTTTTACACTCATGTAACTCGAGGTAATCTTCTATTTCTAATCTTTCGCAGATAGTCTCGTCTGCTAATTTTGTGTGTTCTTTTATTAAAAACAGCGCGGTTGCATAACTTGCCAATTTAGTTTTACCAAATGGAAGTTTATTTAAAAGTCTTTTTATATTATATACTAAACGATGAAACGCTGTATAGGCGCCCTTTTCTTCTGAACCTTGAGGCTTCTTCAACTTCTTTCCATTTTCATCTACAATACCAAGTTCGAACGCTTTAGTATCTTTCCACTGGGTTGTAAGAAGACGTAAAAATCTCAATGCATAGAAAAAATCTGCTCCTTTAAGTAAGCTCATACTTCTTTTAATTTTTTAGTAATATAAAGGTCTGTGTATACTTCGTTTTTTTCGCCCAGTGGCAATAAATTTAAATATAGTAAAATTGTTTTTATGATGCTCCAATGTTTAACATCAATTCTGTAAAATATCATTCTATTCGCAGCTTTTATTTCAAAAACATTGAATAATATAATAATGTGATTTAAAAGCAATCGTAACTGAATTACTCCAGTATCGTCATACTTTCGAAGTAGACGATTGATATATTTAAATCTCGCGAGGTCTTCTTTAAAATCTTCGACTGTTAAACAAGCTGGGTTGCTATAATATTTAGCTGCGAAGATTTCAAAGTTGTCATTATTTAGTTCAGCAAACATAAGTTTATTTATTCTGCAGACTTAGCCTGCTGTCCTAGAATAAACAAATGAAAGTCCGCGGTATCTTTTTTATAAGGATTTTTTCCGCCTTTGTATCCTGCTTTATAAGCTTTATTCTTCTCTGCCTCTTTACTTAATTTTGAATTTCCAAATAGTTTAGACAGCATTGAATCTACATCATTTTTTTTTACTTTAAGATCGCCGCCCTTAACAAATTTAGCAGGGTCTACTGCTTCTTTTTTAGTAGCCTTTGATATCGCTTTACGTCTTTTATGCAGATACTTATCAGAGCTATCTACGTCGCCGTCGTTATCAATGTCTTTATCTTTGCGATCGTCAAAATCTTTTGATGCGGACTTCTTATTTACTGGATCGAGTTTTTTCTCGTCGAGCTCACCAGATTTATAAGCTTCTTTAAATCCTTTAAGACCTTTTCCTTTTGGAGCAGCGTCTTTCTTTGTTTTAACATCGTCCTGTTTCTTAGGGTCTATTTTTTTACCGTCATATTCTTCTACGTCAGTAATCTTTACACCTTTAGCTCCTTGGCCCTTTGGCACTTTTGATTTGGGTGCGTTGTCACCTGCTTTAGGATCGTCCTGTTCGGGGTCGTTGGCCACTTGGGTCTTATGAAGGTCAGCAAATTCTTGATCACGTTTATTGGTTTTACCCAGGCCTTCATTAAGGACTTTTAAAATATTTTCTTGTAAATTCATAATACTATTTATCTGTTTTAGCTTTTCTAACTTGTTTTAATCTTTCAATTTCTTTTTTTCTCATTGCAGGAATCATTCTTTTTGCTAATTTCTGCATTAAAGTCTTTTTCTTTTCTACTTTCTTATCTATATTTACCCTTGCTTGAAAAGGCAAATCGCTATAGCTCTTACCCTTTAGAAACATTTGGCGCATATATTCTCTCGCAGCCTTGTTTGCGCGTGATTGTATTTTTTCTACACCAGCTTTTTTTCTCATCGCAATCTTTCTTTTCCGTGCGATCTTTGGTGCGAGACGTTTCATAAGAATACCTCTTTTACGTCTTTGTATCGGCGTAAGAGGAGCTTCTAAAATATCTAATGCTCTTTCAATTAAATTCATTATACCTGTATATTAAATAGCATAAACAATGCGGCGACTCCGCCAGTTACTAATGCACCGACTACTATCCAACCAAACTTTACTATAGTTGCAATAGTTGATTTTGCTTCTCCAAGAATACACTCTGCTTCGCGAAGACGTTCTTCGATGTCATCAAATTTTACATGTAGGTCATCTATCGATTGCCATGTAGTTACGGTCTTTTCTTCAAGAGAATGTATTTTCTCTTCTGCGCGAGCAAGTGATATAATAGCTTCTGCCATTTTATCGATCTTTTCTTCGATTCTATCAAGTCTAGTTCTATCTTCTCCGTTCATATTAGTTGTCTACTTTGGCACCGGCTCTCCATTGAAAACACGACCAGTATCGCGCTTTCCATTTCGGGCCTGGGTTATCACAGTTGTGTCTTGCTCTAAAATTCTTTCTTCTACCAGGGTCGTCTCTTTTAATGCTCATCTTCGGATCGCCGAATCGAACTACTACGACAGTACCTTTTTCGTTTTTTACATAAACTTTAAATTTCTTATTAGGATTCTCAGAAGTACGTATAGGATCGTTCAGCTTTACCTTCTTGCCTTGGTATTCTGCTTCTTCAATCGTATGACATCCACACGAAGTATATTCCTTAAATGACTTCATTAGGTATTGCCTAGGTATTTTTTGTATTCTTTTTGAATCATCGAAGGCGTCCACGTTAAATCAACACCGGCTTCAGAGATAAATTCGTTGTTTTCTTCTCCAGTTGCAACTTCTACCATTCTTTGAAGTCTTAGCGCATCTAAATCTACATCTTCGAGTTCCATACCTTTAGGTCTCTTAGAACCTTTTTTAGCATAATATATTTTAGTAGGATTATTTGTTACAAAGATCAATTCGCCATCAGCATCTAAACCTGCAAATGTAGCATTTTTAGAACCTTTTGCATCAAGATCATTTAAGACTCCAAGTTTAACAGCTCCAGGTCTGACTTTTGAAATAAGGGGTTTAAGGGAGTGTTTCTTAATGAGTCTTCCTTGTTTCTTTTTATCTCCTTTTGTTGCGAGCCATTTTTGCTCGAGCGATTTGAATGGTGCTGCTTCTTGTAGTTCTGATTCAGTTTCTTTATTTTCATGTATTTCAGTAGATTCTTTAACTTTTTTGATTCTAACGTATTTCTTTTGGATAACATTGCGTTTCCAATCTTTCTTATTAAAGTTTCTAAAGTTTTTAACTTCATCATATTCATCATAAGTCAGTACATTTGCTTTTTCAAAGTCCATGTTTCTTGACTCACCTAATACAGCATCAACACTACCACCTGGAACTAGTGCAGGATTACCTTTCATTTGCTTAATTCCTTTCTTAATAGCTTCGGCAGAGTTGCGTGCTTTTACGTCAACTGTCTGGCCCTTAAAGAGTTTACCAGCTTTCTTAGTAATAGTAACTTTCCAAAATTTAACTGCTTCTTCAACGGAATCGCTAAGAACAAACTTAACTTCTCTTGCACCTTTAAAAAATTTAATTAATTTAGGATCATTCGGAAAAACGATTTCATCTTTTTCAGCCTGTTGAATTTCACCTTTATACTTTGGAAACTTTTTCTCTACTTGTTTAATAAACAATTTAATTAGCTTAGGATTATAAACAACGGCACGATTTTCTTCAAGTTCAACGGACTCAGTACTAATACTTTTGATTTCATCTCTTTCACTTTCAATCTCGTCTTGATGTTTTTTCTTTAAATCTGCTTTTTCTTTAGCCCGAGAAACTGCGTCTTCTTGTAATTCTAAATCACCATATCTTTTCATCAACTGTTTTAATTTAGATTGAGTAGTATCAATAGTAAATTCATGTTCGCCATAAGGTGTTTTATAATAGTTCTGTATCTTAATACGCATTTTCTTTAATGCGGCTTTAACATTAGGCCATTCACTTGCATAGCCCCCAAATATTACGTCGAACTCCTTTTCTTGTAGGGTTTCTTCTTCTAAATCTTCTTCATTACGTAATTGCTTCATAAGGTCTGCAATCTTTCCAAGAGTTGCTTTGTCTTTGGCTGAGATGTTTTTCATCTTTCGCTCTTTATCGATTGCTTTCATCGTACGGCCATAATTTAAAGTAGATTCTTCAATCGTCTCTTTTAGTTTAGCAAGTTTCTTTTTAAGCATATTAATATACTTACTCTTGCCGTACATTTTCACCATACGAGGTGACGGATTTTTAATTAGTTTTTCAAGACTTTTAATGTCTAAGGCTTTGTCTGACTGTTTTTCTTTCATGTTTTTCCCATTAGATGATTGACCTGGCGTATCTTTCTTGTATTTATAAGAAAGCTCATCTGTACCTTGTTCACCAGCTCCACTTTCTACTGTAAATTTTTTATTTGATGTTTTAAAATCTTTCTTTCTCATTACAGTCTTTGCTATCAAATCAATCTCACCATTCTTATCTAACTGTAATACGAATGGCATATTGATATCAGTTTCCATATCTTTTATGACTGCTTCTGCTCCTTTACCAAGGGCTGATATTTTCTTTCCGTGTCTTCTAAATGATTGCTTAAATAATCTTTGAATCTCTCCACCTGTTATTTGCTTCTTATTTCGAGCGTCATTGACGCGGTCGAGAAAGTGACGAGTAAATTCTATATCAAGACCCACCTTAGCCCAAAGCTTATCTGCAAATCTTTCAATAGTATCTAATTGTTTCTTTGTAACCATTATCCACCAAACTCCCATCCAGCTACTCGTTTCATTTGTTTCTTAAATTCTGCAAAGCTTGGCTTAGTTCGATAGAGTTTAATTGTTACTTCGGCTCTGTCCTTTCCTTTGATTCTCCAATCGTACCCTTTTTCTTTGTGTTCGGGCTTAGTTGTTTTTACAACGCGTCTTTCAAAGCCTGATTCCCAACTTTCTGGTTTTCCTTTACCTTCAGTGATACCAGATTTTTCTTGCCATTCTTCTGATGTCTTATTGTCTTTAATTGGCCCACCCTTTGCCCATGTATGACAAGAACGAGCTGAATGACATTTAAAATGGTGCATCCAGCAATAACCCAATACTCCATCTTTATCAGATGTTTTTCCAGGCATGCAGTCTTTCATTCTTGGCGAAACATCAAAAGCTACGCAATTACCGCATAATGATTTCTTAGCAGCAGCCGTAGTAGTTTTCCAGTACTTAGCAATCTTCTCCCAATAATTACCAGGCTCATCAACATTTAGTGGCCCATAATTATATTTCTTGATTGTAGCATCACGATTCTTTGTGTTAATAGCAAGGTCTTGTGTCGCAGGTGGACACTTCATTTCTTCTTCGATTTCTTCGGGCACACAATTTGGTACAACTTTGTCACCTTTCTTTTTCATACCAACTTTTTTAAATCCGTCCCAACATCCGTCAGCTTCATCTAAAGGTTTAAAACCAGCCTTAACACGAATTGCATTTATCTTTTTGATAATACCTTTTTGTTTTGGAGAACCAGGCATTGCACTCATTGCCTGATTTATAAGCTTGAGATATTCAGCACTCTTCATAAGGTCGCCTCTTGATTCTTCAAGCGATTCATTCTTTTCTACTACAGTGTATCCTAACTTAGGTACATTGTTATATCTTTCGAGTTCTTGTCCGCTCGGCGTCTGAATAGACACTCCACCTTTTATCTTTACGATTTTAAGAGAGCTTGCCTTAGAACCATAATCTTTT